TAGAACACAACATATCAGCCCTTGGGTCCCAGGTTCCTGTCTGTGACAAAGAAGCCAGCACTTTAAGCATATATTGACTACGCGAGTTCATAGATATTGTGAGTTTACTTCCCGATTTCGTTATCCCCGGAAAACGTTGTTCAAGGCAAGTTCCATCCGAGAAAACGATTTTGCTTTTCGACAATGCATAATGTGAATTCCGAAACATTTTCTCGAAATCACTATTTGCAGGCCAATTTACGCATAACCTTTCACGAATTTCACAATCTGCCATGTACAACCAACCAGGGACTGTCATATCCCAAGCCGATTTGTCCATCGCCATGAAAAGTCCTCCGTCATTCAATTGCCGGTAAAATCGATCCCAACCTCCATAGAGTGGCGACAATCCCGGTTTCGACGGTATCTTTTCATAGTTCTCCAATTCGGCTGTACAACTGTCTCCAAACAATATGTCATGGCACAACCTATCGATAGTTGAAATGCTCCATATCAACCTCCAACGCTTATTTTCCGCTTTATTTCGTTTATACGGCTCTCGCTTTATAAACAATCTGATTGGATCCATCGGCGATTCAGTCTTACGATCCCATTTCAAATATGCTTTCAGTCGTGCCTTTACCAATTCGAGTATCACTTTCAACCCAACCGCCTCATAGAATTTACCATTGGTCTTCCATTTCAGGCAGTACGGGTGTCCGGTGTTCTTCGACATATCCACCGCAAGCATTGCAGTCATGATCTGTTCATCGGTTATCGGACCTTTCCATCTCCATTGTGCGGGGATATACTCAATCTCAACCAAATCCATCATGTCTCTGAAATGCTTCGGTGTCTCATTAAAATTCAGATATTTCAAATGCGCCAAAAACGAGTCTTTTTCATCCCTCGCTTGCACTTGTGGAACCACAAAATCTTTGACTTCAGGTACGGATTTCCATACTCTCGTGTCAATTTGATAATTTGCGGGCGCCACATTTAGTGCATGTCGGTTTTTGAGTCGTTTGAAGCCGGGGACATTGTCCCAGACATCGTCGACGCTGCCGGCACTGGCGTTTGTTGTTGAGGTGGCGGCGGAGCCAGCGCTCTCACCTTCTCTTGGTTTTCGATTTGTTTCGGGTCTCTTGAGAATTGCTCGAATTCCGACAACACTTGCTCCTGTTCCTTGGAACTGAGTTTGCGCCACCAAATTGGGGCACCCCTCAC